CAGTCCCTGCATTCCTGACACCCCAGGATACAGACTTCGGTAAGTCATTGATAAGATTTGCTGATGGGTCATTCGTGACTCCTGAAGCTGAGGCGTGGCTTGCTTTTCAAGTAGCCACTACCTATGGATTAGATAAAGCACCAATGCAGGAAAGACTGCAGTGGGTGAAGGATAACCTCACACTCATCGAACGTGTTGCTACTGATCCACTAGGTAATCTTCCTGAATGGGAAGCTGCTGAGGAGAGCTGGCAATTCCTTGCAGCATGTGAAGAGTACTACGCCTGTGTCATTGACTGTAGTCGTGACTTCACATCGTTGATGGTAGCTACAGATGCTACTTGTTCTGGTCTACAGATCCTCGCTGGATTGGCCCGTGATGCGTCTACAGCACGCCTCGTGAATGTCCTACCTAGCGATACACCACAAGACGCTTACAAGGTTGTTGCAGAGGCTGCTGAAGCTGACTGTCCTGCACACCTAATTCCTTATCTTGATAGGAAGGTGACCAAAAGGGTCGTCATGACTGTTCCTTACAATGCTAAACCGTTCTCTAATCGTGGTTACATTCGTGACGCACTAAAAGAGAAGGGTGTAGAGATTGAAAAGGATGACCTGACTGTCTTAGTTAAGGCTGTCCGTGACGCTATGGATCGGATTGTCCCTGGTCCTATGGCAGTGATGAAGTGGATTGAGTCTGAGGTAGCTAAGGCTATTAAAGCTGGGTCTACTGAATTGACGTGGACTACACCATCGGGGTTTGTCGTCACTCAAAAGCTGATGAAGCCCGAGGTTGAGCTTCTTAAGCTTCAATTGTTGGGAAAGATTCAGAAGGTATCAGTGAAGACTGGCGATAGCGATGAGGTTGACCTCAACCATCATAAGAACGCTACTGCCCCAAACCTTATTCACAGTCTGGATGCCTCACTACTCCACATAGCAGTTACACGATTCAATGCACCCATTGCGTTGATACACGACTCAGTGCTATGTCGTGCTACTGATATGTCAATCCTGTCCACCATCGTACGGGAGACATACATGCACCTGTTCGCCGAGCATGACTACCTAACCGACTGGGCTAACCAGATCGGTGCTACAGAACCACCACCGATCATCGGAGACCTTGAACCGTCTTCGGTTATCGAATCCACCTACTTCTTTTGTTAATGGCACAAACCATCCACGTTACCCAACAGCCTGTGACCCTTGAAGGTTACCAAGCTGTACTGAAACCCTCTAAGTTCGGCTACTCGTTGTCTGCCCTGGTAGATAGCAAGCTTGTCGAGCGACTGGAACAAGATCGAGTCGAGACCCTTAAGTGGGCCGAGTCGAAACTCAAGAACCCTAAGCGATCTACTCTCAAGCCTGAGCCTTGGGAAGAGGTCTCTGATGATACCTTCAAAGTTAAGTTTAGCTGGAATGAAGACACACGTCCGCCCGTGGTGGATTCTGAGGGAACACCTATTACTGACGACACCACTCCCCTTTACAGTGGGTCGCAAGTTAAACTTGCATTCAAACAAAAGCCCTACATCCTCCGAGATGGTGTTACCTATGGTACGAGTCTCAAACTCGTGGGCATTCAGGTTATCGCTCTCAATGGAGCAGCCGGAATCGACCGGGGAGACCTATCGGATGTAGAAGTAGCAGCACTGTTTGGTCAGACTGCTGGCTTCAAGGCTGGTGAGCCTAATGTCACACCTACTGAACAAGTAGAGGAAGAGGACTTCTAGTGGCTTTCCGCTCAGGGCTTGAGGAGAAGGTCGCTGATCTTCTCGTCAACCTTGGGGTGAAGTATGAGTATGAATCTACAAAGGTTCCTTACGTGTTGCAATGCAATTATACGCCTGACTTCCTACTGCCTAATGGCATTTATCTTGAGACCAAAGGTCAACTCACTGAGGAAGATCGTAGGAAGATGAAGGCGGTGAAAGCTGCTAACCCTGAACTAGACATTAGGTTCGTCTTTCAGTCACCCTATAACAAGATCTATAAGGGATCTAAAACCACCTACGCAAAGTGGTGTGAGAAGCACGGCTTCCCATACTGCTCCTACCAGAACATACCTATTTCGTGGCTCACATGACTGTTCAATACGGCACTCCTGAATACTACGCTGAACAATTCAGCGACTTCCTTGCTGATGCACAGAGTGATTCTCCTCAATATGGTGATGCACTTGTTGAGGGCTTCCTGATGGCACTTGCTGATTGGAAGGAATACCACGTTGCTCAAGCAAATGAATACTCCCGAATCGAACAGCGAGTTCATACGTCACTCCCCATGTGAGAACTGTGGCAGTAGTGATGCCAATAGCGTCTATAGCGACGGGCATTCCTACTGCTTTTCTTGTCTTACATGGAACGCTGGTAACGGAGAACCAGCTCACACTCACAAACATATGTCCAATGTCCACCTACAAGGCTCAGCCGAACGGCTGCAGAAACGGAACATATCCGAAAAAGTCTGCCAACAATACAAAATCTACCGAGATGGAGAACATCTACGCTTCCATTATTTCGACAGCTCTGGCGTCCTTAAAGGCGTAAAGAAGAAGAACAAACAGAAGGTCTTTACTTATGAAGGAGATGTCCCAGGTACCCTCTTTGGACAACATTTGTTTCCCGCCACTGGAAAACGAGTCGTTATCACTGAAGGAGAACTCGATGCAGCTTCATGTCAAGAAGCTATGCCGGGGTGGCCGATGGTCTCTCTACCTAGCGGTGCCGCTTCGGCCAGGAAATCGATTCAACGGGCTATCCCCTGGCTCCAGGGTTATGAGGAGATTGTCCTGCTCTTCGACAATGACGAGGCAGGCCGTAAGGCGACGGAGGAGGCAGCAAGCGTACTCCCACCTGGCAAGTGCAAGATTGCATCGCTCCCGGATGATTACAAAGATGCGTCAGACGCCCTCGTTGCCAATGACACTGAAGCGATTCGTCGCGCTATTTGGGATGCGAAACCTTACCGTCCAGATGGGATCGTTGATGGGAAAAGTCTCTTAAATCTTGTAACTACTCCTTCACCACCGTCTGATCATGACTACCCCTTCGCAGGACTCCAATCAAAACTACACGGTATTAGATACGGAGAACTTGTTACCATCACTGCAGGCTCTGGTATCGGCAAGTCCTCATTTTGCAGGGAGCTTGCAACTCATCTTCTTGAAAGAGGAGAACGAGTCGGTTATTTGGCTCTTGAAGAATCAAACCGGAGAACTGCTCTCGGACTGATGTCCGCTGCTACTGGTAAGTCACTACACCTTGGAGCCCATGACCGAGCAACACTCACCAGCGCCTATGAAGAGACTCTTGCTAAGTGGAATCTCTTTCTATTTGATGGTTTTGGTTCTTTTGATCCTGACCTTATATACAACCGGGTTGAATACCTAGCATCAGGTCTTGATACTAAGGTTATCTTCCTTGACCACCTATCCATCCTGCTCAGTGGCCTTGATGGCGACGAGCGACGGATGATTGACCAAACAATGACCAAGCTACGTTCACTTGTTGAACGCACTGGCATTGCTCTATTCCTAGTTTCCCACCTACGACGATCTAACGATGACAAGGGCCATGAAGAAGGCGCAAGAGTTGCGCTTGGACAGCTTCGCGGATCTGCAGCAATTGCACAACTATCTGACGCAGTTGTTGCCCTTGAACGTAATCAACAGGCCGACTCTGTTGGAAATAGCACGGTTGTGCGAGTCCTCAAGAATCGCTATTCAGGGGAGACTGGCATCGCTTGCCGACTGACATACGACTTGTCCACTTGTAAATTCCATGAAACTCAAGCAATCGATGACTTCGACCCAACCACTGACTTTTAAGCGTCCTAACCCACCCACTCCTGAAGCTGTTGCTAAGGCACAGTTCGTTGATAAGACCTACAAGTGGGCTGGTAAGTGAACCTTGTCTTTGACCTAGAGACTGACGGCTTATACGATGATGTTACCAAGATCCACTGTATTGGCATCCACGATCTCGATACTAAACAGACGCTTGTTTATAACGATGAAGGCAGTGCGGAGCCGATTACTAAAGGTATTCAGCGACTTGAAGACGCTACAGGGCTTATTGGTCATAACATCATCGGCTATGACCTTCCTGTTATTCGTAAGCTTTATCCTTGGTTTGAGCCCTCTGGTGTCGTTGTGGATACTTTGGTTCTTAGTCGTATTTATCACGCTGACATTCTAAAGACTGACCAGAAGCGTACGTGGAAACATATGCCACTGCAACGCTACGGCTCACACTCATTGGAAGCATATGGCTACCGCCTTGGTGAGTACAAGGGCTGCTTTGGTAAGACTACCGATTGGAAAGAGTGGTCAGAAGAGATGCAACTGTACTGTCTACAGGATGTCAATGTAACAACCAAATTATGGTCCCACTTCTCAAAATACCTGACTTCATCAAATTAGAACTAGATGTTGCCACTATCCTCACCGAACAAGAATTATATGGATGGTACTTTGACGAAAGAGCTGCATGGGAACTTGAATCGACTCTCCGACGAGAACTTGAAGCTCTTAATCAAGTACTACGCCTACGGTACCCTTTCGTTGCTGGAAAGGAATTCACTCCTAAGCGAGTTAACCGCTCCCTTGGATATGTCGAAGGAGCTACTTGCACAAAGCTAGTAGAGTTCAATCCTTCCAGTAGGGATCACCTTGCGTGGGTCATGAAGACCTTGCATGGTTGGGAACCAGAGAAGACAACGAAGGCTGGCAAGACTGCCATCGACGAGACTGTGCTCAAGGATATTGGTACTGAGGAAGCCCTTCAGTTCTTTCGAGTCCTTGAGCTAACCAAACAGCTCGGTATGTTGTCTGAGGGTAAGAACGCCTGGCTCAAGCTAGTTAAAAACAACCGAATACACCACAACTGTTCAGTCAGTACAAACACGCACAGATGTGCTCACCGTAACCCGAACCTAGCGCAGGTACCGAGTGACCTTAGTTTTAGAAAGCTATTTACCGCTAGCCCTGGCTATGTCATGGTTGGTGCTGACCTCGCAGGGATTGAACTGCGAATGCTTGCCCACTATCTGGCTAGATATGATGGAGGCAGGTACGGAGACGTTCTTCTCAACGGTGACATTCACCAGGAGAACGCTGACAAGATAGGCATCAGCCGTCGTTTAGTTAAGACCGTTACTTACGCATTCCTATACGGAGCAGGAGATCAAAAGATTGGCTTATCCTATGATCAAAGCCTTCCCCCGAACAAGGCAAAAGAAAAAGGTGCAGAGATACGTGCAGCTTATGTTGCTGCCATTGACGGTTTGGATAAGCTACTTGCCGCAGTTCGTACAGCAGGTGAGCGGGGCTCTATCAAGTCGATAGATGGTCGCAAGATTGCTGTAGACAGTCCACACAAGGCACTCAACTACCTTCTCCAGTCAGGGGCTGGTGTAGTTGCGAAGCGTTGGATGGTCATTGCCAACGATACTTTCTTCCATAACAACACCCATCAACTTGCGTTCATTCACGACGAGTTGCAGTGGGAAACAACGCCAGATGCTGCTGAGATACTCAAGCTTCACTTAGAGGAATCTGCTGAAGCTGCTGGTAAATACTATAACCTCCGAATCCCTATTGCTGCCGAAGGGAAGATCGGATCCACTTGGGCAGATGTTCACTAACTATGGCTGTTAAATCAAAGACTGCACTGGGTCGTGTTGAGTTCAAATCCCGTGCTAAATATAAGAAGACCAAGCAAGGCAATGGCACTCGTAGCCTACCTTCACACGGTCGAAAGCTTAAGAGGGGTCAAGGGTGACCCTGCTAATCGACGCTGACTTCATCGTATATAAAAGTTGTGCTGCTAACGAAACAGAAATTGACTGGGGTGAAGACCTCATTACTGTCGTCTCAAACTTCAGCCAAGCCTACGATATGGTCAAGCGAGAGCTTAACGGTATTGCCGCAGCTCTTGGATGTTTCGATGATAGTATTCTGTTCTTCTCTGATAGCATCAACTTTCGTAAGAGCATTGACCCTGACTACAAAGGACACCGCAATCGGAAGAAGCCGTGTGGATACAAGCGGGTCATCAATAAGCTCAAGACGGAATACGAAGTAGTTGTAATGCCTACCCTTGAAGCTGACGATGCATTAGGCATCTACGCTACCAAGGAAGAGGGTCATATCATCTGCAGTCCAGATAAGGACATGAGGCAGATACCTGGCCAGCTATATAACCTGACCGATGAAGTGGTGACCATCACCGCTGAAGAAGGCCGTAAGTGGCACCTAATACAGGCTATGAGCGGCGATCAAACCGATGGCTACTCAGGTATCCCTGGTATTGGTATAAAGCGAGCAGAGGCTCTCCTAGAGGCCAATGGTGCTACCTGGCAAACCGTTGTTGATGCGTTTGCTGCGAAGGACCTTGATGAGTCCGTTGCTCTACAGAATGCACGCCTTGCCAAGATCCTACAAGTAACTGATTATGATTTCACCAATCAAGAACCAAGACTATGGACTCCCAGCTCCGATAGTCGAAATGACAATGGAGCAGCAGTTCAAGCTCAAGCAGATT